TAGTAAGGCATACAATTTGCATTTACAAAACTACCCTCTAACTGTACAGGAAGCTTTCCTGAAAACAAAAGGTTCTAGGTTTGATATAGCATTGCTTAATCAGCAGAGGGCTAGGGTGCAAACACTAGCGCATCCAGAACAACACATTACAACTGGATGTCTTGATTGGGTAATAGACGATAATGGATTAACTAATGAAGTTAAGTTTACGCCCCACCCTCATGGTCCTTATAAAATATTACACGAACCACAACCTCACCTTCAGGGATTAGATGTTGGTGGTATTGACTCGTATGATCAAGACGAGGCTGGGGCATCAGAATCAATGGGTTCTGCAATTATATTTAGAAGAATAGCAGACACTAATCAACCTTATAGATTACCAATAGCTGAATATACTGATAGACCTGAAACAGCAGATCAATTTTATGAGGGTTGCTTAAAGCTTGCAGTGTATTATAATGCAAAAATGCTAGTTGAATATACAAAAATTGGTATATTGGACTACTTTTTGAGAAATAGAGCTCAAAAGTATCTCAAGACTAAACCTAGATCAGCACATTCACCTGGTACTAAAACCAGAAACAATTATGGTGTGCATATGAATAAGCAAGTTAAAGCATATATGGAGTCGTTAATGTATGACTACATAAAAGAAAGAGGAGACGAAATCTGGTTTATAGACCTATTAGATGAGCTATGTGATTGGGGTTCACGCAACACGGATAGAGCAATTGCATTTGGTTTGTGTTTAATCCACGAAAATGATAACTTTGCAATTGAAGTTAAAGATAGAGAAAAAGAATCTATAAAAGAAAGCGGATTTGTATATTATAAATACGATAATAATGGAATACCTGTTAAACACACAAGATAATGAAGAACTTTCCTAGTCAACTACTACCTGATTCTAAAAAAGATAAGAAGTGGTGTGAACATATGCTTGATGCAATTGTTAATCACACTGGTCATGTAGATAGTCCTGAGAACAGGTATCAATTAAAAGATGTAAGAAATTACGACATATATAATGGTGACTTTAATCGAGATGATTATAAATACCTTACAGAGCAATATGGGTATAACTATCCAGCTCGACTAGTTAATTACCCAATAGTACAACCTAAAATAGATTTATTATTAGGTGAAGATTTACATAGACCTTTAGATACCAAAGTCGTAACCATAAACCAAGAAGCTATTAATAGAAAAGAAGACCAGAAAGTAACTATGGTCATGAATAAGCTTTTAGGTGAAGTTAAAGAGGAGATGAAGAAGTTAGGTATGGATGTTAAAAATGAAGGGCAGGAAATTCCTATCCCAGATGACATCGATACTTTTATGAGGTACAACTACAGAGAGTCTATAGAAGAAGCTGTTCAAGATGGATTAGAGTTTTTAACTAATAAATATAAGATTAAAAACAAATTCAAGGAGGGCTTTAGGGATCTACTAATAACTGGTAAGGAGTGCTATCGCGTAGAAATTAAGGATGGCGACCCACAGGTTAGGCGCGTAGACCCAAGGTCACTCTGTTATGACTTGACTAGTGAGACTGACGATTTAGGTGAGGCTAACTGGGTAACAGAAGAAAGGTGGTTATCACCCAGTGATATTATAGATGAGTTTGGCGAGCAGTTAGATGATAAGCAAATACGTCTTATAGAATCTATGTCTCAGCAAAACAAAATAGATCAGCATTCTGAATATAGAAATTGGTATGCTAGAGGTGAGTCGGGTGAACTTAGGGTAAAAGTTGTTCATGCTGAATGGAGATCTTTAAGAAAGATACAGTATAAGTTAAGCCCTAACAAACATGATAATGAGAAGCCGTTTAGAAAGATGGTTTCTGATAAATATAGAAAACGTAAAGGTGAAAAAGTTCGTAAAGTTGTTGTTGATGACATTTGGCAGGCTACAAAGATTGGTGGTTCGATTATGGTTAATTGTCAGCGAGTTCCTAATCAAGTACGTTCTTTAGATGACCCTAGTGCGGCTAACTTAAGTTATATTGGTGTAGTAAGAAATCATACAACAGGTAATCCTGTTTCTATGGTTGACTTACTTAAAAATGTGCAAATGCTTTATAATATTACTATGTATCACATAGAGTTATCTATGGCTAGATCAGGTGGTAAAGCAGTTGTTTATGATGTAGCTCAAATGCCAGCCAATCTTGGAATGAATATGCAGGATATAATGTATCATATTAAAAATGATGGTATTATACCTATTAATTCTAAGGATGAGGGTTTACAGGCGCAAACATTTAATCAATTCCAGCAAATAGACTTTACATTGTCTAATTCTGTACAGCAACTTATAAATTTAAAAGTTATGCTGGAAGATATGGCTGGTCAAGTGTCTGGTGTTACTAGACAGCGTGAAGGTCAGGTAGAGCAATACGAGCAAGTTGGCAATCAACAAAGAGCTGTTGTACAATCCGCAACTATTACTCGATCTTGGTTTTGGTCACATGACATGGTTAAACAAGATGTATTAATGCGTTGCGCTAACCTTATGAAAATATGTTGGAGTACAGGCAAAAAAACTGCAACAGTATTTGGTGATGGAACTTATAAGTTTATATCTATATTACCAGAAGTATCCTTAAATGACTATGGTGTATTCTTAGGTGATGGAGGTAAAGACGAAAGAATGAAAGAAGCTGTAACTCAATTAGCTCAATCCGCTCTTCAAGGTGGTCAAATAGATATGTTAGATGTTGTAAGAATATTTAAATCTGATACTTTAACTGAAGCGGAGCATATATTAGAAAAAGGCTTAGAGGCTGCAAAAGAAATGCAAGCTCAACAGCAACAAGCAATGCAAGAGCAGGCTCAAGCAGAAGCTGAAGCTAAAGAGCGTGAATTACAAATAGAAGTTGAAATGAATCAGCTTGATAATGATACTAGAATTAAGGTTGCTGAAATTCAGCATCAGTCTAAATTAGAAACAGCAGAAATACTTTCTGATGACCAGTATGGTACAAGAAAAGCTGATGCTGCGCTAAACCAAATGGAAGGACAACTTAAAGGACAGATTAAAAATTAAAAAAAAATTCGTAATATTGCAAAATGGAAGAAACAATGGAAAAAAAAGAGACATTAAGCGAAGAAGTAAAGGAATTTAATCCTGAAGCCTTTGCTGGGCTTGACAACTTAGTAGAACAAGTAGGTCAAGTTGATGAGCAAGAATCTAATAAAGAAGAGCCTACAGCTCTAGTAGATGAAACTGAAGCAGAAACTGAAACAACAGAAGAGGCGACTCAAGAAGTTGAAGAAGATGATGATTCAGATTTTGATTGGGGAGTAGAAGAAACTGAAGAAGAAACTAAAGCTGAAGTAGAGGAAGTAGAAGATGACTGGGATTTTGAAGATAAGCCAGAAGCTAAAGAAGAAACTGAAGAAAAAACTACAGAAACCAATGAGGTTAATTGGGATGCAGTAGCAGAACAACTTGGAATAGAAGGAGCGTCTAAAGAAGATATTGTTAAAGCTTTAAGTTCTAAGAACGAACCTGAAGCTAGCAATGATACTACAGAAAAGTACGAAGGATACCTTAAACTAACAGACAGAGAACTGTTGTCGGCTGACATGAAAGCTACAGGTATGGATGAGTATGACGTAGATGAGTCTTTAGATAGAATGGAAGATTCTGGAATGCTAAAGCATGAAGCTCTTAAAATTAGAAAGCAATTAAGAAATGCTATTCGAACTGAAAAGACTTCTATTCAGAATAAGCAAGAAACTGAAACGCAAGAAAAAGCCCAAGCTCAAGAGCAAGCAAGAAAAGACTTGCAGTCTGAGTTAAAGGGATTTAAGAATTACCTTGGAGGTAAGGTAACAGTACAACAAAGAAAAGATCTGTATAAATATATAACAACTGGGAATTTCAACGAAGACATTTATAAGACTCATGCCAATGTTGCGGAGGCTGCGTTTCTTTGGAAGAACAGAAAACAAATACAGAAAATGTTGAGGTCGCAAGGCTTCGAAGACGGAAAGGGTAGTGTATTAGACAACCTTTCAAACAGAGGAGGTAGAGGAAACAGTAAACCTAAAAGAAATACAGGTACTGGGTTCGATCCTTCAGCATTTATGGGCGATTAATTTTAATGCTGTCAAGGTTACGTTTTAAAAGAATAAAGAAGTAAATGCAATTTTTAAATAATTATTAATATTTCTAAATTGTAAAAAGAAATGAAAACAACATCTGGAACGTTTGGGATTGATACTCAAGCGTCAAATTCGTTGGTAAGTGCTATGTTAAAGTATCCTGAAATTGGATCTACTTTAATTCAGCAATACCCTCGTTTTGCACTAACGTACTTATTAGAAAGAACAGGTCGTTTTGCAAACGTAAAAGTAATGGGCGATAAATCTTTCGAGTGGAAAGTTTTAGGTCGTTCAAATCGTGAAATTAAATTAGCTGATATTACAACTATTACAGCTGCAGCAGCAAGTGCAACAACTGTACTTTTACCTGTCCTTAATAGAGATTTATCTATTAATGACGTAGTAATGATTGGTAACGCTGTTGGTACTGTAATTGGCCATACAGAAGATGATGGTACAACAGTAAAAACAGATACTAATAAACCGCCTGTTGGTCAAGCATTAGCTGCTCAACTTCAAGGTCACACAATTGCTACAGCTGATGCGTGGGGTTATCAAATTAGATTCTCTAAGGGTTATGGTGCTAGTGCACTTGCTTCTGGCGCTATTGTTGCTCGTTTAGGTTCTGCTTTTGGTGAAGGTTCTTTAGGTACTTCTGTATCTGAAAGCACTGCTTACCCAGAAACTCATAAAAACTGGTTAACATTAAACAGACGTAAGCAATCTATTACAGGTTCTGCTTTAACTGATGTTACTTGGATTGAAAACAATGGATCTAAATTGTGGTACTTTACTGCAGAGAAATTGTTTACTGATGAGTTTATGTATCAATTAGAGCTTCAACGATGGTTCGGTAGAAACAACGTTGGTACTGCTGTTGATGCTTATACTTTCCCAGGTCACGCTGGTGCTGTTGATGCTAGTGCTTCTGCCTTAATGGGTGATGGTATTTTAGCTCAAATCGAAGGTTCTATTGATATGACTTACAATGTTGGTAGTGCTGCTGGTGAGGGTCTTACAGAAGACAAATTAGCTCGATTTATTGCAGAGCTTTCTCGTAACGCTAAATCTCCTGAAGGAAACGAATGGGTAGTATTTACTGGTACAGAAGGTCGATACCAATTCCACAGAGCTATGAAAGATATTTCTGTTGGAGCTTCTGTTGTTAGTGGTGCTGCTGGCGCTGCTTCTGGCGGATCTATGCAGTCTATGAAAACTGGTTCTGATGTATCTTTAGGTGTTAACTTTGTATCTTACTATGTATTAGGTAATAAACTTACTATTGCTTACTGCCCAGTATTTGATGACGTTAATGCTTTTGGTGCTGAAGCTGGTGCTGGTGGAGATGGTTCTGGTGGAACTATGTCTGGTAAAATGGTATTCTTAGACTTCTCGTCTGTAGATGGTGTACCTAACATTCAGTTAATTGCTAAAGGATCTGATGGTCTTAACCGTAACTATGTGAAAAAATACATTCCTGGTATGGTTAACCCTTACGATCAAAAATCAATGTTGGCTGCTAACGGTGACGACTCATTCACATGTCAAATCATGTCTGAATCTGGAATTATTGTTCGTAATCCTTTGTCTTGCGGTATTTTAAGTGCTGTACATGCATAAGGTTCAATACTATATGTGGGAGGAGTAATCCTCCCCATTAGAACGCAAACAACAATTAAAAAAAGAGAAAAATGAAACATCCAGTTATTGTAAGGGTTAAAAAACCCAAAAGATTTGTTTATTTAGGTTTAGGTTCAAGTTATAAAGATCCAAAAGATCGAGGTAGAAGAAGAGACTTAAAGGACATAAATGGTGAGACATACGATTTTGTTATGAGAAGCACTGCCACTGTTTTTGACTTAAATGATGAGCATGATAAGCATGTTCACGATTGGTTAAAGGATTATCCTGGTATTAGTAGGCATTTAATTTTTGAAGATACCATAGAGCAAGAAATGATTTCTACAGAAGCAATGGTTGAATCAGCAGAAGCAATTCAAATTGCTGTTGCAATGACAGATAAAGAAATATTAGATTTCTGCAAACTAACAGGTATTAGAACTAAAGATAACTCTATTGAGTTTGTTAAGGCTCAGGTTATTAAAATGGCTAATGATGATCCTAATAGATTCTCTAAAATAATTAATGATAGAGATAAGGATTATAGAGTGTTTATTGAGCATGCTATTGACGCAAAAAAGATTAACTTTGTAAATGGAACTTATAAGTACAATACTGAAACTATAGGCCTAACAGAAGACCAAGTAGTATTGTGGCTTAAAGATAATAAAGACATTCACGCATTATTGCGAAAAGAAATGTCTGGTAATAAAAAGGCAAAAGCTAAGAAATGACATACGCACAGGCGCAATCACATATAGATAACTTGTTAGATAAAACAGGTACAGCATATTTTACTACAGATGAAAAAAATCAATTTATTGATTTAGCTGTAATGGAATACACTAAAGGTTTAGTAAACACTTTAGAGTCTGATGCTCAATCTATGGAAAAAATAGCGCCTTTAGTAAAAAAATCTAGTTCGTTATCACAGACTAGTGGATCTATTACTTTGCCTACTGATGATCCTGTGTACCATATATTGAGAGCGTATACAGCAACAACTGGATATAATATTAATATTATGGGATATGGTGAGTATGCTTCAGCTAAAAATGATCCTTATCACAAACCCAACTCTGAAAACCCAATAGGTTTACTTAGAGGTGGTAATTTAGATATTATAGGTACAACAGAAAACATATATGTAGAATATATTGAGGTCCCTGTACTTTCAGATGAGGGAACAGTTTCTGGGTCTACTCAGTTTTTAGGTGGGTATGATTTAAACTCCTCTGATGAGATAGTAAATATTGCAGTTAGAAAGATGATGTTATCGTTGGAAGATCCACGGTATCAGCTTCAAAATAATGAGCTAACCGCTGACAAGCGTTGATGACTCTCTTTTTTCCTGCGTTAGATTGGGTGGTAGAGTAATCTACCCCCATTCTTTTAAAAAATAAAATATGACTTTAAACGAAATTGTTTACAACATTAAAAATTTAGCCGAAGGTGGTTATTCAACTGACGACAATAAGCTTAGTACTCGTCAAATTAAAGCTTGGGTAAACTATCATAGGTTAAATATTTTGGAGTCATACACTAATAATGGTAAAAATATACCTCAAGGTGCAACACAAAATATAGGCACTTTTGTGGTACCAGATGAGGGTGAATATTTAACTTTACCTAGAGTTGCCTCTTACGGTGATACAAGGGGTATAACTAGCGTTACATCTATTGATGGTAATATGATTTTTGCTAGAACAACTCAAGATAAAATATCTTACCAAGAAGAAAGTAGGTTTACATCTGCAATACCTAAATTTTTATTAGAAGAAAGCGTTAAGCTTTACTTTTATGGATCTGGTGGTGGTGAGCAAGTAAAAATAGTAGGTGTATTAGAAGACCCTACATCTGCATCATCCTGGAGTGGAGATGATGATAATTATCCTTTACCATCTCAGTTGGTTAACCCATTAATTAAAATGGTTGCTGAAGTAGAACTTAATATTACTCTTAAAGCTCCTGGAGATTTAATTAATAATGAGGTAGAGGCAGATAGAGAGGTACAAACAGGTAAACAATAATGTATATAACATATAAAGATATTTACAATAAAATATCTAAAAGAGTAAGAGTAGAAGCGTCTGGCAGGAAAAAGACTAAATCTATACCTTACTCTTTGTATTTTAAAATAGTCACTAAATTCTTTGAAATCCTAGTTAGGGATTTAATAATAAGAAAACAGAGAATTTTCTTACCTTTGAATTTAGGATTTTTGTATGTAGAAAAGAAAGAGCATACTAGAGCTTTCCATATACGAAAAGATATTGTAGAGTCTAAGATAAAAGGTGAACCTGTTAGGTATAAGGTTCCTATACTAGATAATTATTACTACAAAATAAGCTGGGCTAAAGGTGGTAAAAGCTTGCATAAATGCAAACTGTATCCAGCAAAAAAAGTTAGAGAACTATTAAAAGATACATATAATGCAAATTAGCGTTAAAAGAATAATTGGAAATGTAGCTCGTAATTTAGGGCTTAACAATCCGTCAGAGCATTTAGAGTCATTCATAGAATGGGCTTTTGAGGCTGAACAAAAAATTGGAAGCTTTAGCACCTTTACAGATAAAGAAGCTGCGTTAACTGTTACTACTAACAAGGCTTTATTACCGACAGACTTAATAAAACTAGTCGATGTTAAAAATAGCAATGATGTTTTAATGGAGCCAACGCAAAAAACTTTTAAAGGTGACGCGTCAGGAGACAAGTATTGGGTCGTTGGTAGTTACATACACTTTGTTAGTATATCGGATGGAACTGCTCATATAGCATACAAAGCTTTAGATACGGATTCAGATGGATTTCCTACAATTAAGCAAGGACATGAAGATGCTGTTGCTCAATACATAATGTGGAGATTCAAATCTATAGAATATTATAATGGTAAAACTGCTAGATATATAGTTAAAGATTTAGAACAAAGATGGTATTGGTTGTGCGCTCAAGCAAGAGGTAATGATAATTTACCTTCTGAATCTGAAATGAGAAACATAGCAAAATATTGGAACACTTTAATACCAGAAAGAGAAGATGGCGGAGCAGTCTAAACCTAACACTTTTGGTAATGGTATGATGACGGACTTAGATCCTGGATACCAACCAAAAGATTCATACTTTACAGGATTAAACATTAGAGTTATAACTAATGGTTATCAATCTTATTCTTTAGAAAATATTAAAGGCCCTAAAAGAATTTATGATCTAGACGCAAAAAAAACAGATCCAGAATTTCCCAATCCTAATGCATTTTTAAGTAGTACTGACAGGTATTTAATACATGGAGCTGTAGTTGTTGATAATTATATAATAACAATAGAATGTCAAAATTCTTCTTCTAGCACTAAAAATTGGAAAATAAGAAAATATTTAGTTTCTAGTAATGGGGTTATAACAAACGAACAAGGATTTGGTAGTACTTCTGGACCAGGTGAATTATGGTCAGGATCTAATTTGTTTAGTTCTGATGCGGGAGAAATAGAGTTAGAATCTATAGTTGAAACAGAAACAATACATAGAATATATGCTACTGATGGTATAGGGGAATTGTTGTCTATTAACGTAAAAGACTCAAATTTATCTAGTAAAACTATAACAGACTTTAAAGCTTTTAAACCTAATATTATGGTTCAAGCTAATTTGTCTGGGTATAATGATGTAGGTGGAGGATTGAAATACGGGTCTTATAGTTATACATATAGATTAGCATCAAGAGGTCAATCTAATTATTCTGACTGGGCACCTATATGTAGACCTATTAATGTTGTTAATGGTAGTATATCTGGAAACGATAATCTTACTATAAAAGGGGAGACAAGCTCAGAGACATCCAATAAATCTATAAAGCTTTCTATAACAGGAATATCTACTGAATACGAAGTAATAGAAATTGCATCTATACATTATAGTAGTAAAAATGTTTCTACTATAGAGGTTATAGAAACAGGGTCTGTTAGTTCTTCTACTTATGAATTAGTTCATAGCGGTTTTGAAACGACTACTGTTGTTTCTGGAGGAATAGCATCTGTAGTGATTAGTAATAAAACTTGGAATACTTGTAAAACACTTGCGCAAAAAGATAATAAATTATTTGCAGGTAACTTAACAAGCACGCCAATGGATATAAGTATTAAGTCGGCACCTAAAGCAAGTGATGATTTAGATACATTAACTAGTTATAAGTTAAAATCTTATAAAATCACCGATAGTTCAGAAGGAGACGAAACTTCTAGTGATTACAGTACTTTAATTTTTACTAGTGATAAATTTCAAACTCATTCTGAAGAGGCTAACCCACACAGACATCAAAACGGTAGTGCTGGACAAAGAATATTTGATCACACAAATCTTAGTAACGATAAAAATCACTATAAGTTTTTAGGAAAAAATTTTGGAAGCACAATGAGTCCAACATATTGTCTTGGGGCAGAAACTCCAGGATACAGTCATGATTCTAATATTTATGGTTTTAGATTAACTTTTAGTCAAACAGGATATAAAATTAGTGACTCAGCAAATCACACTACATATGCTGGTGCCACTGGAGGAGACTCTAATCAAGAATATGAAGCAATACCTTATAGCATTGGTGTAGATCAAAATAGCTCTAGCTTTGGTGGAGGGAAGCCAGGTCCACATAACCCTGTTTGGGATTTTAAATACAGAAGTTTTAAAAGGGGTGAGTGCTATAGATTTGGTATAGTATTTTATGACTTAAAAGGTGTTCCAGGTTTTGTTCATCATTTAGGTGATATAAAAATGCCCGAAGCAATGGATCAAAATTATTACCAATTAGCGCCTCCTGGTAGTGGCGGTAGTGGTTTAGAAGGGAACAAAACTAGGTTAAGTAATGGATCTACATTAACTAGTGCACATATTGACCATATAATACCAGGTTGGCAACCTTTTAGTCAAAAAAAGGGAAATCAAAATCATTATGGTTGGGCGTTAATACCAAAAATAGAAATGAGATTGCCTGCTAGTATTACAAGTCAAATATCTGGATATAAAATTGTAAGAGCTGAATTGCAAGACAATGATAAAACTATTATAACTCAAGGTGTTTTAAATCATTGTGTTGTTCACCACTCTTCTCAAGGTTTAGGCTCTTTAAGAGGTAAAGCTTTACCAAAGCCATGGCCTTATTCTGTTGTAGAATATGATGATGCTAGCTATACTAATGCTAACGCTAATCCTTATCAAATTCATAATAACGCATGGACTTTAGATACTCCAGATGTAACTATAGGTGGTAAATCTTATAATTTTTCTGATGGTGGTTATGACATAAGAAATGTTTGCCCAATTATTATGGGTAATGAACATATGGATATAAACACAATTACTTATGGTACAAGTTATAATTATGACACATTAGTTTGGGGTGGTGGAATAGTGTTAAATGATGGTCTTGCAAATGCAAGCTACTCTAGTGGTAATGGAAGTGTAAATATGTATAAAACAGCTGTTGGTTTTAGATACAGATGGATGACTTTAAATGATGTAGGTCTTACTACAGATGATGAAGATGCTTTAATGATAACACAGCTATTTGCGTCTAATGGTTCTGGTTTATTTATGTCCTATCATAATATTGATTTTGGTAAAACTGTAGTAAACGGTGAGCAAGTAACTACATCTGAGTCTGGATTAAGTGAAGTTTTTGAAAATGTAATCCCAGAAAATACAAACTCAAATACAGGTACAGGACTGCAGGCTTATTCTGGTGAAGCAAGTATTACAGCTAATGAACGTCATAGAGCAGATTACAAAGGAAATGCTGTTACAACAATACTGTTAAAATGCTCATCAACATCTCCTGCTAAAATAGAATATGAAGGCGCATATGATCATGTCGGTCAGGCTTTAGGATATATTAATAATAGTGGAGGTAGTGATTGGAATAACGGTAAACGTTATAATAATATTAACAGTAAATGGATTTCTGAAATAGTTAGAGATACTAGTTCTGGTTTTGAGCAATATGGTGGATACAATGATTCAGCTATAGAAAACACTAGATTTTATGATTGCAGTAATTATCAAGATAAGTCTGTAACATTATTTGAAATTACTGGTGGTGATACTTTTTGTGATTATTACACATATAAAAATAGATGGCCTAGCGGAGATACAGGAACCCCAGGAGAAAATCCAGACCCAAATACAACAGGTTTAGCTTATTATTACAATACAGCTGTACCTTTAGAGTCTCCATACAATACTTCATTAAGATATGGAACTTATTATGGTTCGTCAAAAATATTAACACAACCAGGAGAAGATAATTATTCTTACAATACAGCTTATAGTCAAGAAACTAACTTGGTTGGCTCCGTCACTAAACCTTTGTATTGGGATAATAATAATATATTTAAAAATAAAATTGCTGCATCTAGAACTAAAATACCTGGAGAGCCATTTGATGCATGGACGCAATTTCCTGCAAATGATTTTATAGAGGTAAATTTACAGCAAGGTAAAGTAACGGATTTAGTAAATTATAAAAATAATTTGTACGCAATACAAGATCAGGGTGTTGCTGTTTTATCCGTAAACCCTAGAGCTTTAATATCAGGTGAGGGTGCAGCAGCAGACATACAAATTGTTTCTGGTTCTGGTATCGCAATAGAAAGATTTGATTATATAACAAGTAAATATGGATCTCAGCATTTTAATAAATCTCTAGTAACCCCTACTGGGTTTTACTTTTTAGATGCACAAAATAGTGAAATTATAAAATTTAATGAGAAAGGCATTAATCCTTTATCATTAAGTAATCAGTATAAAAGCTACATAACAGGTTTCACTAAAAACAAAGATATACCTGTAAGTTTTAATAACAACCTTGGTAGTTTAACTCAAGGTATTTACTCTGGCTACGACAACGAGTTTAGAGAATGTTATTTTACAATAGCAAATTCAGATGATGAAAAAAATAGTTTTGTAATTTCTGATTTAGACGGAAAGCTTATAACAGAATTAGATTTAAGAGATAAAACTAGGGCTTCCACTAATGGTGGGGTATTTTTTAAAAAATATGTGTCGTATCAAAATAGACTTTATGGTATAGGTCATCAAGTTATTTCTGGTACTCAAACACAAATTCATGGATCGACTATCTCGGGTGGTAATACTGCAACTGGATATAATAATGATGCTATATTTTTATTCAATAGTGATGTGTATCAAAACTTTAATGTTGGGTTTGTAGTAAATGATAATGCTGCAATAAACAAAGTTTTTGATACATCAGAGATAATAAGTGATGTAGAAAATACAACAGATAAGTTTGGATCTCACTCCATACAAGATTCAAATGGATTTGTATTTAGCGCTGGAGGTACAGAAGAAAGAATTAGAGAGGGTATTCATAGAGTTTATTTAAGAAACGAATCAGTCTCGCAAAGAGCTAGAGGAAGCTGGATGAAACACACTATAGCATACTCTCAGGCTCTTACTTCTGAATTAATTAATCCAGATGCTGACAAAAAATTCAATATATTTGCAGTAAACACAAGATATAGACAATCAAGATAATATTATGCCAGAAAATTTATACGGCTCTTTATTGCCACAAAATAATAGTATTTACAATACAGGAGAAACAGCATTGCAAAGTGACGCAATATCAGGTCAAATTTTTGGAGGCACAGCTAGCCAACAAGAAGAAGCTGCTGGTTTAATGGGTAATAGTGGAGGTGGATTAAATGTTGGTAGTGCTATTAACCTGGGGTTGGCTACTGCAGATCAATTAATTCCTGGAGCATCAAGTAATCCTTATCTAAATGCAGCTAAAAACAATCCTTTAATGAAGGCTGGATTAAAAACAATGAATCCTTTTATTATAGGTGCTGGTTTAGTTACTACTGTTGCTATGGGAGGTAGGGAAAAGAAAAAGCAAGAGATGATAGATAAACAAGCAGACATTAACAATCAAAATAAACAAGTTTTAGCTGAGGGCATGCAATCAAAAAAACAAGAAGTTTCTGATTTTTACGCAGGCCAAAGAAAGGCTGCTGGTAATGCTTACGGTGTAGGTGATATAGATAATTTTTTAATTAAAAACAGAGTATAGTCATGAGTTTACCAGCAATACCAGTAGGAGGTAAATACCTAAGTAAAAGTCAAATAAATAAAAATAGAGACTTATTTTTAAAAGAGCCAGGAGTTGCTAAAAGAATAAGTCAACTATCTAAATCTTTAGGTGTTAGTCCTGAAGAAATACTTTTTGTTTTTGAAAAAGAAACTGCAGGTAGTTTTTCTCCGTCTCAGAAAAATTTAGGAGGAGGAAATGCTGTAGGTTTAATTCAGTTTTTAGATACAGATGATGACGCAGGAAAAGGCGGTAAAACTATAAACGGTAAATTTTACAAGCATTCTGACTTAGAAAAAATGTCAACACTAGAACAGATAGATGTTGTTGATGAATATTTTAAAGAAAATTTTACATCTAAAAATGGTATACCAGGACAGCTATATTTATCTATTAGTAGACCAGCTTCAGTAGGTGCAGATCCAAATGATATAGCATACGCTGCAGGAAGTGCAGAAGCAAATCAAAACTCAGGATGGCAAAATTCTAATGGAGCTGTTACTGTTGGGTCTTTGATGAAGTTTGGAAGTAAACCAGAATTTGCTGATTGGGTTCCTGAACCAGAGAAACCATATGATGTTAAAAAATCAAGCGCTGGTGAAGCTTTAGATTTAATAAGAAAAATAGGTGATTACAACGTAAAATATAATATACCTGCTGTAGTTGATGGTGACAACACATATTTTATGGGTAGTTCATTAACATATAAAACAGAATCTAGATTACCTGTTGAAGAAAGAGAAGACATTAAACAAAAATTGTTAGAATATTCTCAAAATTTTACAGAGGATCTTTCTTATAGATTTATGGATTCTGGTGGTGATAAGAAAAGAGGTACAAAATACTTAGATGGAGTAAAAGAATTATTAGGTTTAAATGAATTAGATTCAAGTAATCCTGATGATCAACTTAAATTACAGAACACTGCTTTATATGTAAATAAATTAATTAGAGATCCTGAGTTCAAATCATTAGCTATAGAAAATCATCCAGATGATCGTAAAGGTGAAAACTTTACTGACATGCTTGAAGATAGGTCTTTTGATTTGGATAAAGTTTGGGGTGGTTTAGGCGCTCCTAAATTAGGCCCTCAATATAGAGGTCCATATAAAGGCCCAAAATTCGCAGATTATAAACAGCAATTAATTGATGAGTTAAAAAATAACGAATACGTTAGAGAAAATTTTAGACAAACTAAAAGATACGATTCTAATTTTTATCCTGTATATGATGGTGAAAAAGGAGATATTGACTATAAAAACATACAGAATTGGACTAGTAGTATTTCTGAGAAAATTAAAAATGACAAAGTTCCTTTATTAGAAGATACACCTTTAACTCCAGAAGTACAGAAAAAAGAAACTGTTTTAACTGAAATACTTGAAGAAGAATCTAAAACATCTTTATTGGATTTAGATAGTGAATTAGAATTTGATAAAGAAGCTTTAAATAATTTAGAAAATTTAGATCTTGAAGATGACGATACTGAAGAAGAGGAAGAATCTATGGAATCTTTGGGGCTCAACGAAGATGGCTCTCCTAAAGTTAAAACCTCTAATAAAAAAACTGAAACTTTTAATGATGCAATGGGTAATGATAATGCCGCATTTGAAGAAACGTTTTTAGACAAGATAGGTGGTGTATCTTCATTAATAGGTTTAGCGACTGGTGTTGTAGGCTTAGGTCAGGCTCTTAAAGAAGTAGATATACCTAAAGACCCAAAGCTTGGCCCTGCATTTCAACAAAGATTAGAAGAGTCTAAACGAATGGCTCAACAAGGTTTAACACCTTCTGAATTAGCTAAAGCTCATAATGAGTTAGACTCATCTTACGCTACAGGTATAGAAAACATTGTTAGGGGTTCTGCTGGTAATAGAGCTCAGTTTATGGCTGGGCTTGGTGGTCTTGATGTTGCACGTCAATCTGCATTAATGGACATTGCAGTAGCAGATGCGCAAATGCAAAGACAGAACCAAGAAAAGTATGATGGTATGATGATGATGAATGAGCAATATGAAGCTGCTAGAGAATCTAAATACAACAATGCTAAGTTTGAGCAAGACATGATGAATAAACAAGCAGGAGCTGCTCTTGCTGGATCTGCACTAAGTATGGTTGCTGAGTCTATTGGAGATAGACAATTAAACCAACTTAGAAAAATGCAGACACAGAAAATGATGAGAGACATGGGTTATGTCCCTGACTCAAAAGGTAATTCTGCTCAAGATAAATTGGGTACAGATAAAGACGGAAATGATTTGCTTTCAGATATAAATTCTCTTACATCTGAAGGCTCTCAAAGAACTGGCTTAATAGAGGGTATAAAAAATAAGTTAAATTTTAAAAAGCAACAAAAAAATAACGATCCAATAAGCTTACCTTCTATAAATTATACAGCACCAGCTAATACAGGTTTAATTGACACAAGAGATCAATTAAATAAAAACTTACAAGAATCAGAAAAATCATTAGCAAATCAATTAAAACAACAACAATTATATAATCAGCAAAGTTTTCAAACTTTTGATCCTTGGTTAAATTTAAAATAATATGGCTATAGACTACGGAGCTATGCAAGCTCTAACACAAATATTTCAAGGAACATCTCAAGCAAGAAGAGCAAGAAGACAGGAAGTCGCTCAATTGCAAAACGAGATGTACCAAATGGAGCAAAGAGAATTGCAAAACGCAAATCTTGTTGCTAGCGAGCAGGCTACAATAGAAAAGTCTAGACAAGATTACTTAAAAACTGTTCATAACATCCCTCACATGAGGGATTACGTCAACAACTTTTTTGACGAAAAGTCTGCTGAATTTAAAGGTATACTTAAAGAATATAATGGTAGATATTCTAGCGCTATGTCTAGTGGTAAAGTTTTAGACTTTAGAGATGGTATTATGGCAGATTTACAAAGAACAGATAAATATCAAAAAGCTGTTAGGTCTGCTTCTGCGTTAGCAAATTTTGATGCATACGAAGTAGGTAAAGACGGTAGAGGTGTTTCTACAAAAGGATTATTATCTGAAAGAGATAGAGAGCGTAGAGCTGCGTACTTAAGAGGTGAGTTAGATGAGTTTTCTCTAACTGGCTTAAGAACTGAATATGATGCAGTAGAGGCTGCAGATCATTATCAAGGAACTAAACCTGACTTTGATGAGATATATAGTCAACAATATCAGGCTGTAGTACATAACTATATGACTGAAACTGGAGATAGAGATTGGTCTGCTTTACAAAAATGGGCAGACACAGACTTTGATGGTAATACACAAGAAGCTTTAAAAGCCTGGGCTAAAAGAGATATGGGTATGGCTGGTGCTTACGATCAAAACATGAAAGGTACAAAAGAAATTCCTGTTATTGAGCAAGAAGCTAGAATGAGGAACATTTTAGACACTACTTACGATAATAAATATAAAGCAATTGATGGCATGGACTTTATTATAAGTCAGCCAGCCATGCAACAAATGGGAGTAAGTTTAACAGGTATAGAAAAAAAGGGTGATGTACAGCTTTATAGTAAGGGTGTTTTTACTGATTTTCCAGAATCTGTTTTACAAGAAATAATAAAACAACGCGGGGCAATAAATGGAATAAAAAGTAACGGAGATGGATCTTATGAGCTTGCTAATATAAAAAATTGTTTTGACGCTAATGGTGCTTATGTTGATGGAGCAGAAGCTATTGATAAACATACAAATATGAATTTTGCTGGTATGTATGTAGCAACTAAAGCTGTGTTTGAAATAGAAGGTCCTAACGGTGAAATAATTAAAAAAGAACAACTAGTTGGAGATACAAGAGATAAAGATTTAAGAAAATCATTAGAAAAACAGTGGGGAGTAAAATATGAAAACATAAAAATGGTTCCTACTTTTGTTGCTACATTTGAACACGACAACACTTTAGGTGCTGGATTTGAAGATATGAGATGGTGGGATAAACAAGTTCATATGCAAATAAATCCTAAAAGCGGAATGCTAGAAAGAATTATGGATAATACAGGCGTAGAAGAAAGCCTTCAAGCATCACAAAAAAGTGAACAGGTTGTTAATAAGATGCAAAAATCTAAACAAGAAGAAATACAAAATCATTTAGATTCTAGAAGAGATCAGCAGATGAAACCTGCAAATGAAATATATAATACTCAACAAACAAGTGACGGTGAAGCTGTAACTATGACGTTTATGGATGATTATATAACATCATATGCAGATGTTAATTCTTCTGATAAAGCTAAAAAGAATCACTCAATATTAATGTCTATGGCGTCTCTTAGTGCTATAGATAATAATGACGGTGATTACCCTGGGCAAGTTAAAGCATACTACAGTGCTTTTGATGGGCTGCTAAATGGATCAAGCAATAACGCAATTAAGTTCCAAAAAGCAGTAGAAGGTGGTAATAGAAAAACTATCTTTGAACTTGTAAATTCAATGTTTAAGAATGTTAGCTTCGATTCTGAAAAAGCTGAAAGTTTAACTCAGACTTGGTCTAATTATAGAAAATAATAAATGCAAGAAGATTTATTAAATTACGCAGATCCTTCATTAATCAATCAAGGAACAGCTTCACAACCAGAGCAAAGTGAATTAGGTGCAAATCCAATGTTGTCTTCAGATGATTCTGATTATTTAGCACAACAAGCTGCAATTAGTGGAGTAGAAGAAACTATTAATCCTTTAACATCTGGCTTACAAAAAAGAGATGAACAAGCTACCAATCAAGGCTACGTTGATCCTGAGTTAATGTTTGAAGGCAACCTTGAAAAAGGTGCTAAAAGCTTAGTAGCAGGTGTTGGTATTGTTGTTAACGATATAGGCAACATGATTGATTACGCTGCAATGACAATGTTGCCAGATGAAGTTAGAAAGTCTGATACGTTTATGAATCTTGCAGAAAGATTGCCAAACTTTCATGAGTATGGTGATGCTTTACAAAAATGGGGTGAGGTACACCAATCTCCAGGTCTTGATGAGTTTACTTTAGATGATATGTTTAAAGCTGAGTTTTGGTTTACTGACGTAGCAAAAACTCTTCCCTACATGGCTGCTATGTTTATTCCAGGAGCACAAGGTGCTGGTATAGCAAGAGGCCTTATGATGGCAGGAGCAAAATCTGCAGCTAAAAGAGGTTTGTTTGGTTCAGCTAAAAGAATGCTTGGCGTAAGAGCCGCACAAGAAACTGCTAAAGCAGCAGCTAAAGGCGGAGCAAAAGCTGTTGCAGGTGCTGCAGCAACAACAGGAGGAACAGGTTTGATGGGTGCACTAGCAACATCTACTGCGGCAGGCGAAATAGGTTTAACATCTTTAGGTTCTGGCCTTGCTACATGGTTGGGTGCTGGTACAGCAAGTACAACTGTAATTGGTGCAGGTCTAGCAGGAGACGTGTATAATAGAGCAGTAGATATGGGTATGACTGAAGAAGAGGCTGGTGAAGCTGCTCATGGTACGTTTATAGATAACATGGCTTGGATAGGTCTTAATGGTTTATCTTGGGGTGTTCAATTTGGTGGAGTTTCTGGTAGAGCATTTAGAGCTTTTAATAAAATGAAAGGTGGAGCTCAAACAGCTAATCAACTACAAAAAACTTTTGGGCAAAGACTTATGCAACATGCTCGTAGAGGTGCAGCATCAGGGACGTTTGAAGGTACAGAAGAAATGTTTCAAGAAACATACGAAACTTGGGTGCAAGAGAAAAATTTAGCAGAAGCTAGAGGTGAAGAGTTTATTTCCTACACAGACTTTTTAACGTCAGACGAAAACAGAAAAACACTAGGTGTATCGTTTGCTGCTGGTTTCCTTATGGGGGGTCGTGGTGGATTTATGAATAGTGTTGCAGAAAATGGTAGGAGAATTTTTAATAAAAGAGTTTCTATTGATGACGACATTAACATGTATGAAAACATGACTGAAGCTCAAAGAAAAATTAGAACTCTTGAGATTATAGAAGCTGCTGTTAGAGAAGATCAACTGGATGGTCTTAATGGTACGTTAGACAAATTGCAAAAAGCAGGTAAAATATCTGCAGAAGAAAGAGTTGATCTTGACAATATAATTGTTGAGTACGCTGAAATAGCAGCTACCCTTCCTTTTAAAGAAAAACTAACAGAGGTTGGACAACAAACTTTGTTTAACTTAAAAGTTAAGCAAAATCAAAATAATAAAGCTAAAGCAAATTTAGAAGCTTTAAAAGACAAAAGTTTACAAGAAGCAAATGACAATTTAACTGGTAAAGTCTTAAATGATCAAATAGCTTTAATAGAAGCAGAGCACGTTGTTAACATGACAAATCTCGAAAACGAGATGAATGAAAATAACGAGGCTGTAGCTAAATTGCTTACTGCTAAAAAATATTCTGAAAAGAGTAAAGCAGTTGATCAAAAAAGAGTATCAGAAATAAATAAGTTTGTAGAGACTGAGGAGTATGCTAATATGTCTGACTCAGCAAAACAAGATTTATTACAAGAAAGACAAAACCTACAAGAAAGAATTAAAGAAGATTCTTATGTAGTTAATGATGCTCTTTCTATGACAGAGTCTGAGTTTCAACAATTTACTACAGAAGGTGCAGAGCAAAAGGCTGTTGCCGATAAAGAAGCTGCCGAAGCTGCAGGTTTAAAAGCAGAACAAGCAGCAGAGAAAAGTAAAGAAAAAGCTAAATCTTTATTTGAAAAAGGTAAAGAGTTATTTGGTAAAGCATATAATGCAACTAGAGATTTTGCAAAAAAGCAAGCACTATCATTTAAAGAAAGTTCAGCTATAAAAAGAGTTACTAAGCCTATAACTGAAGATATACAAAAACTTGTTGATGAAGGAAAGTCAGCAGAAGAAATATCTGAATTTATAAAAAGTAAATTAACTCCTGAGCAAATAGAAAAATCTGGCCTTACAAAAGAAAGATTAAATGAGCTTATAGATGAAGCATCTGTATTTTATACTGGTGCTAAACCTGAAGGTGAAGCTGTAGAAGTTGAGGCAGAAGAAAAGTTAAAAACAGATCCTAAAACACCTACAGTTACAGACGATGAAGTCTTTGATGAAATAAAAAGAAGACGTAAAGAAGCTGGTAAGAAAGGTAAAGGATCTGGTATAGAAGGGGTTACAACGCAAGAAGAAGTAGATGCTGTAAGAGAAGAATTAATTAAAGCTAAACAAGATGCAGAAGCAGAATCAGTTATCCCAGAAGGACAAGAACAAATTAACCCAGAAGAGGCAGAGAAAGAATCACAGAAAAGCGCTGAGCAAGCTAAAGAAGAGTCTCAATCGACAGTAGATAGTGTTTTAGAGTTTGCTAAAAATGTAGCTAAGAAAAGTAAAAAACTTTTATCTCGAAAAGAAAATAAAGAGTTAGACAAAGCTATTACTGATCTAGGTAAAAAGTGGAAAAAAATTCTTCCAAAAGTAAAAAGTAAAAAACTAAAAGTAGAAGACGAAACGACTAAAGGTACTTTGTCTTATTACGCTTCTATAAATCCAGGTCTACACGGAGCAGTTATGGATGCTGCATCAAAAAAGTTTCCTGACAAGCAATTGTTAATATTACGAAACGTTATTGATGAATATGGAGAGCAAGTTGGTGGTTACGCTATGGGTTCTGCTGTATTAGCAAAAGAAGGATCTGATCTAGCTCTTAGAATAATGCACGAGTATGGTCACGTTTATTACGATATGCTAAAAGACAATCCATCTTTTATGCGTGGAGTAAATAAAATTATAGGAAGTGATATTTATAATGATGTTAAAAAACAATACCCAGAATTAATTTTATATAAAACATCTGACGGAAATATTGTTAGTGCTGGAGATTTAATAACTCAAGTAGAAAGTAGTAGACTTGTAGAAAATAAAAAATACAAAGAAACTATTGAGGCGTTTAGAGAAGCAGTTAAAAGTGGTGATGGAGAGGCTATAAATTCTTTGGCTAATAATCTTTTAAATAAATTACAGGAAGATGGTGTTGCAAAAGTTTTACCAGATGAGCAACAAGTAGACATTATAGAAGAAGCGTTTGTTACATCATTAGCTCCTCAGCTTGCTACTAAATTAGATTTGTTATTTGAAAAACCTGCAGAAGCTAAAGAGTATAAGTCTTTTATTAGAAGAACTACAGAAAGAGTTGCAAAAATGTTTACTCCTTCTGATTCTAAAAAAATATTATCCGAGGTAGATAGAAGTTTTGAAAATCTTACTACAGATGAAATGTATAGTAAAATAGCAGATGATTTTGCTAAAGGTACGCAGGGCGGTAGTTTAAAATTCCAAAAATCTAGATCGAAAAGATTAAAGTTAAATAGAACATTTTCAGCGTCAATAGCCGTTGCGATGAATAAGATGACTCCAAATATGTATAACACAATGAGTATACAAGAGTTATCTAAAACAGCGATTGATTTTGCTACACAATACTCTAAGTCTGTTGGTGAAGAAGTAAAAATTACAAAAGAACTTAGAGAGGAAGTTGAAAATAGATTACTTAGACATCAAGAAGCGTTAAAAGGATTTTCTTTATCTCCTTCTGGAAAAACTAATGGTGTATCTGATATTTATAAAGCAGCGGGAATGAAACAAAATCTTCCTAGCGATTCAGAGCAACAACAAGAAAACTTTGAAGAAGTAGAAACTTTATTAGAAGATTCTGATTTAGGTTCTGATTGGTATATGTCCCCTGAAAAAGCAATGGACAATTCTACATCAACTTTTATTACTGCTATAATGAAAATAGCAAATCCTAATAGTAAAGGAGTGTACAAAAAATCAAGACTAGAGGCAGGGTTATTAAGTATGGCTCATGCTAATAGAGATAACGTTAATGATTTTACTAGATCTTTTATGAGTTCAAGTGATCCTCATATTAAAAAAGCTAGAGAGATAATGAAGGAAAGACTTTCTGAAGGAGAAATGCTTTCTGCTATTAGAGATATTCACAACAACTACAGAAATAAATTTATAGAGTCAATATTAAATACAACTGTAACTAGTGATGGTGCTATATCTGAATCTGTAGCTATACATGATTCTGAAAGAAATAGAGTTAATACTATGAAGAGAAGAGGTAATGAAATTTTCTTCAAAGGTAAATCTATGTTAAAAAGTGTTGTATTAGATAAAATATCTGCAGCACAAGCAAAAATAAAAAAAGGTCAAAAACTATCTCAACAAGAAAGTGTAGAGATTGCAGCGGCTATTTTAAGATCAGTAGAAGGTGTAGATAATTATTTAGATTATGATCAACTAGCAAACATAAGATTGTATAGAGGTAATAGACTTTTAAATATACAAGACTACATAACTGATATTATATCAGATAAAAGTTTGATTGACAAAAAGACTGGTAAAACTTATTTATCTCAAGGAAAAATTCCTGTTATGAATATGGTTCCTTTATTTAAAAGTATGGTTATAGCGTCTAGAGGTAAAAATGCTATTAAATCTGTTTTAGATGTTAATGGTAATATGACTTTAGGTTTTAATTATAATAACAATTTACTTAATAGTGTTGATGTTATAATTAACATGGCTAAAAGTCCAGAAGGTAGAAAAAAATTAGCGCAAAAATATTTAAAGAAAAGAAAAGGTAAGCTTGTTGGTAATCCATTTATTGAAATGGTTATTGGTCTTGGTGTTAATGGTATGGCAGACCAAGCTTATCAAATAGGTTTTGATGGTGGCGTTATTTCTTACAGAGATGGTGACGGTAAAGGTGTAAAATTTGAGCAACAAACTAAAGATGATATTGTTCAGTTTGATATGGAAAAATTTGCGTCTAATTGGGATTCAAGAAAGCCTGGAAAAACTAGAAGCTTTTACACTCAGCCAATAGCAATTTTTGCAAACTCAAAAAGAAGATACTCTATTGCTGCTCCAATGGCTACTACTGAAGCACAAAAACAAAAAGTAATAAGTGGTTTAATTGCAAAAAAAGATCACAAAGTAAAATATAAAGATGGTGAGTTAGCTTTAGGTTTTGAAATAAAAGCTAATGGTAAGTATGATATTTCTCCAGAAGTTTCTAAAATGAAACAATGGTTTTATGGCAACCCTAATTTAATTAAATCAAACAAAGTTTTATCTAAATATGCAACTGTTTCTGGTGATAGAGTTACAATAACATTAGAAGGAGAGCAAATGATAGAAGACTATGTATTTAATTACATGGTAAATAGTTATTATACACAACAGCTTTTTGTTGGTAAACACGCACAAGCAAAAAGTCAATCTGATTATATAAAAAGAGCTACAGGAGCTATAGCAAGACACGATGGTTCTATGAGGGGAGTTGCTATTGAGCCAATGATATATAAAGATGTAGATGAAAATGGTGTAAATGCCACTGATGCTGGTGCATTCATATTACCTGAAGACGTTCCTATGATCCAGGACAGAGTTAGTAATAATGTCGGTAGAGGATTTAAGTTTGTTTATTATGGTAGTGATATGCGTGTAGATGATGAAAACACAAACATGGTTGGTGATGAATCAATAGCAGATCAAGATTATTATTTTAAAACATATGTGCATGTACTAGACCCTGAGTTTATTGCAGATTCTCCAGAATTACAAAAAATAGAAAGAGAATTAAGAGCTAGAAAGAAATTTAATAATAACCAACAAAACATGTTTGGTGAAGTATTAAATATAGCAATGTATGAAAGCGCTGCTAAAAAAGCTCCAGCAATACATGGGACATCAGCGTCTGCTGAAAGTTTTGAAGAAGGCTCAGAAGCTTGGAATCAACTTAATGACGCTTATATGTCTGGAGATAAAGTTGTTGGTATTGATGGTGCTAACATGGGTATACAATTACCTATGGATAAATATAGAGAAGAGGTTGTAGAGCCAACACAAATGTCTGCAGCAGACTTAAATGAATTGACACCTGAGCAAGTTGAAAACATGCAGGAAATATTAAAGCTAAGACAAGAAGCTTTAGATTTAGCTCTTGAAGAAGCTGCAGGGGATATTTTATCTGAAGGAATAGATGCTACTCCAGAAGCACGAGCTAAGAGTAAAAAAGCAGTTACAGATAAAATAAGTAAAAGTTCTGTAGCCTCTACATTTAATGGTATAGCAAGATACCAAGCTATAACAAATCCTAGAGTAAGTCAAAACTTGCCTTCACTATCTAAGTTTTATGGTAATAGCATTAGAAGTTCTGTAAAAAAATCTTCTAAAGTTATGACCGCTGGTACAATAGCGATACAAGGTGTTGCTGTAGGTAAAGGATTAAAAGGGTATTTTGATGAGAATGGAAATGAGTACATAGGTATGAGATATGAAGTTCAGCCTGATGGTACTACAATTAAAAAACGTGCTATACTGCCAGCAGAAGCAATTGTTCCAGCTGGTTTAAAAGGTAAATATTTTGCTAGAGTTGATAAAGAATTTAATAACGAAACTGAAGCAAAAAGATACGCTGATAGTTTAGTTGTAGATAGAGCAGCGTCTAGCAATGTAGACAAGGCTGGTGTTAGAATAAAAGGGTTAAATAGAAAATTTCCTAGCGCAAGAGCAGCTAAAGAATTTTTATACAATAAAATTGCTGTTCAGCCTGATGGTAAATTTATTATTCTTGGTGATGAGTTTTTTGGACCTCGTGTTCCTGCTCACGGAAAACAATCTAAACCTATTATGGAAATTAAAGGTTTCCAAAAAGAAGTTTTAGATAAGAATGGTAAACACTTAAACAATCATATACAAGTTTCACCAGAAATAAATAGAATATTAGGTTCAGATCATGATGGTGATAGTTTGTTTATAAATTTACCTTATGATAATCCTAAAACTAAAAGACAAGAAAAAGTAAACGAGCTTTTAGATAAGCAGTTTAAGTTCTACAGAAATGTTGCAATGTTTGATTTATTGACCGCATCAATGGAATATGAAGCTGATGTTGAGGCTAGAATAAAATCTATAGAAAAGAAAAATCCTAACAGAGCAAAACGATCTTCACAAACATCGCCTATAGGTGCTTCTGAGTTTTTTGAAGAAAATGTTCAAGGTAGTGGAATGATTGGTACTATTGCTGCTCTTAATAACGGTATGTCTTATACTGCAAGATATGGTGTTGAGTTAGGTGTTGAAGGCGGTATAACTGTAGATGGTAAAACTGTAGAAAAATTTCAAGACGACACAAGCCGTATAGGTAAAGAATCTCTTTCTTTTAAAAATGCAGTATTATTAAACATAGCGCTAGATAATACAAAAAATCAACACGCAACTGCTTTAGGTATGAATCCTTCCACTATAAGTGCTGTAGCTCTTATGACTAGATTAGGATTTGATAGTTCTTCTTTAGATTCTATATTTACTTCTAAAGCTTCAGAATTGTACGCTAAATTTAAAGGTAAAAAAGCTTTAAAAGATCAAACGTTTATTAATACTAATGAAACAAGCGCTGCGGTATTAGCATATATGAATATGTTTGGAGGTACAGCAGAACAAGCAAGAAAAGCTCTTGATAACGCTATTGCTTTAGGAGGTATTAATATAGACACATCTTTAATTACAGGTAAAGATATTGATCAAATGACATCAGATGAGAAACAACAAATGGTTTCTATACTTGCGATGTTTGAAGTATCAGAAGGTGTAACTAAAGATATTTATGCTATTAATAACATGCTTGGGCAACACAAAAACGTTGCTTACAATGAGCATGAAGCAAATAAACAAATTTCAGATTTTAATGACATTATAGGGGGTAGAAGTTCTCTAAAAGGTAATGGTTTAACAGAGCTCAACAATAACCCTATAATAAAATCTTATAAAGATAGATTAACAAAAACATCTGCTATATATCAAAGTAATAATATTACAGGTACAAATCACGCATCTAGGACTATGGAGTTAATAGAAAACTTAACTGGTAATGAAAATATAGCTAGAAGAGATGGTGACGAGCAAAGTAAAATTGTTAGAGATGTATTTACTAATACTCTTCAGAATACAGTTCCTATGTTTAAAAAGACATTAAAACATTTAGGTAATTTTGAAGGAGATCGACCAGAGCCAAAGGTTAATAAGGTTGTTAGAAACTTACAAGAAAAAATCCAAGAAAGAAATTTGGAAGACAATTTATTTATTCAAGCAATTGAATTTGGTTTTTATGAAGGTTATGGTAATAACATGGATAAATATACTTTAAAACCAAATGTAGATTTTATAAATGAGTATACTACTGACGGTGAAATTTTAGCAATAAGAAAAGCTTATAGTGAATTACCGTTAGACGTTCAAGAAGATATATTTATAGTTGATTCTATAGTTAATGAGTTAGGATATAGAAATACATCTGTTCAACCTTTGTTTGATATGAAGACTTTAGAAAAGTTAAGCGAGGAAATTGATACAGTACATCAAGAAGTTTTAGATGATCTTTCTGACATAATTAGTCCTGAGTTAATGGCTGAGTCTATTATATTAGATAATCCTGAAATTATACCTACAGCCGCAAGAATACATGCTGGGACTTCAGGTTCTAAATTTATAAAAGGATACGGAACAATAGCTAGAATAGGGACAGAATTAAGAAATGGTATACCTGTAAGAATTAAGGCAGTAGATGTGGCTAATAAAGCACAGAAAGATTTGATGATAACAAATCAACCGCACTACGTTAAAATAGGAATACCAGGAAAAGGGATTGCTGTTTATAAATACAAACCATTTAATGAAGCTAAAGTAAAAGGCGGAAAAGCAAGTAAACTTGATCAAGCTAAAAAATATGGTTCGTATAAGTTAGTTGATGTTGTAAAACCAGACCCTAAAAAACGTAAACAAAAAAGAAGTGAAGGAACTAATCTTTTGAAGATGCAAAACATGGCAAAGAAAAAGCCAACAATAGCTAAATCTAAAAAGATGAAATTCTCACACAGTAGAAGTTCTGAGTTTACTGGATACAGCTCTGCTGATGCAGAAATGTTTAGCTTTGAAGAGTACCTTGAAGATAAAGGACATAACGTCAGGAGCGTTATGAAGAACAAGGTCTTAAAAGAAGCAATGGAGTCGCTCTATAAAAACTATGTCGCAAATTTTAATTTAGCCCAGGAGTTTGACCGAACAATCATTCAAACTGGGAGAATTAAAACACTCTCAGAAGAAAAACTATATGATTACGCATCGGTTATGCAAAAGCTTGATCCTAGCGCGTTATCTTTTGCTCACAAGGCTGTTGTATTAGAATTAGCTAAACGTGCATCAGAAGCTCAGAAAGCGTCTCGTAATGGTATAGACTGGACAGATAAGGGTGACATATCTTGGTTGCATGCTTGGTTTGGGTCAAACAATATTCCTGGGCACAGACCAGAAATTCAAAACTTAGTTCGTACTATGGAAAAAGAGTACGGAAAGTTTATGGAAGAAAATATTAAATTTCAAACTGAACTTGATAGGCTTACTAAAAATCTTATTAGAAGTAAGATAGCAGAAGGTGTAGGTCCTGCATCTAAAGTAGCTGAAGGTTTTAGATGGATTATGGGTTCTTATCCTAGCTGGACTGGGTACACCCAAAAAATGTATGAAAACATGTACGATAAAGTAGATGTTGAAATGAACGGAATAAAAACTCAAGAGTTAAAATTAAAAACAACAAAAGATTTTTTAGCTACAAAACCAACACAGGCTGAGGTAGAATTTTATACGTTCTTTAAAGAAACTACAAACAAGTATGGTAGAGTAACACAACAAGCTCTTGGTGAAAGATATAAAGAAGGTTATATTCCTCATATTAAAATGGGGCTTTTTGGCTCTATAAAACAACGAGGTCTGTTTGGCCTTTATGATTATATGCTTCAAGGTACTGGAGATATTAATCATGTAAAAGTTAAAGGATATAATCCTATGACTGGTAAGCAAGAGATTTTACCATTCCACCAATGGAAATTGGTATATTATTCTGCTAAAGGTACAAAAGGTGGGCTTAAAAGCTTAGTAGATAAAAAGCAATTTAAATCTGCTGCAAAATTAGATATAATTAGAAAGCGTGCTGAAAAATTAGCAAAGCAAGGTAAACACGATGATGGAAGTAATATATCTATGACTGAACAGGAAGTTCACGGTACTATGGGTACTAATTTAATGTCTAGGTTTACCAAGTCAAGAGGTGTAAGATCGGCAATGTTTGCTAGTGAAGATTTAGGAATGGCTCTTTCTCAGTATGTTAACACTACATTGTTTACATATGGTAATGAAAACTTCAAAGGTTTTAAATCTATGACACCATTATTAGACGGTGTAATAGAATATAATAAAACCAAAGGAAATAAAAATGCAGTTACATATTTAGAAAATGTTTGGAAAAAAGGATTTTATACATTTAAAGATAGTCAATTTGGATTAGGTAGATTAGGTGATAATGCGTTACATCAGCTAGTTAAATTAACTCGTATTAGATATTTATCTCTTGGAGTAGGTGGAGGTTTTGGAAACTTAATGGTCGGTAAATACAATGAGTTTAGGTCTAAAGGTGGTAAAAATTTCTTAAGAGGAGAATCAAGATATTGGGGTCAACGTAAAAAGGCTTGGGCATTAATTAAAAAACAATTGAACCCTGAGAAATTTGCATATGACTTAATACAGGGTAATGATTCATCAGGTCTTGATACAATACTTATGTCTCCATATATAGGTTCAGAACACTATATTCAGGGTTCTGGATTTGTTTCTCAATTCACAGAAGAAGAATGGAGCAGAATAAGTGAAGACGGAGAAATACCTGCAGACCTGCAAGATAAAGTTGATCTTTATGTAGATAACGTAACAAGACAACAAGGTTACGGTTACTCTAAAGTAGATCAAATTGGTATTGCTACTTATTCTTGGGGTAAAGCAATTATGCAGTTTAAGAAATGGATGCCTACATCTATAGCTGAAAGATTCCAAAAAGAAACTATAGATAGATTTGGTGAGATGAGATCTGGTAGCAATAGAGAGGCTTTTATATTTGGAGCTGATTTTACTAGAAAATTAATAGCAGGAGAAGAGTCTATTAGTAATTTTAGAAAAAGATTTAATGAGCTTCCTAAAACAAAACAGGAATCTGTAAAAACATTCTTTAGAGGTATGCAAGTTGTAAGTGCTTTAACTGTTCTTTCTATGCTATTTGGAGAATCAGATGACGAAGAATTAAGAGGTTTAGCAAGCGTAGCATCAGACACTAGAGATGACATAATGTTTATGACAGATCCTAGAAGATTAAAGTATATGGCAGAGCCTGCATCTTGGAGTCTTGTAGAATCTGGCGCAACAATGGCTGTAGGTATCGCTACTGTAGATGAAGCTAAATTTGTTGGGGGGCTTAGAGGTGTTAGCTGGACTGCCGCTCAAGTGCTTCAAGAGTCAAAAAGTTAACAAAAATAAATGTATATTTGTAAAAAATAAATAATGGCAGATAACACTTTAAATACAGATGTTGCAAAACAACTTAATATAACTGCAAGAAGAAATGATACTTTTCAAATGCAATTAGAAATTAGAGATAGTAATAACTCTTTAATTGATTTTAGCGCAACTGCTGACACAGGTAGAAGAATTTATCAAGCTAAAATGACTATTGCAAATACTGGCGGAGATAAAATTTTAAATTTATATACAGAATATTGGAGAGACACAGCTGAAAGCGCTACAGTTACAGACCCTGACGGGACTGGTACTGGCAACTATAGCCATCCTGCTGATCTAGCGCCAGAAACAACAGCTGAAGGACATTACACTGGGAGTCAAGCAAACCCGTCAATAAAATTGCACGCGCAAACAACTAGCGGTAAAGCGCTTATATCTGTCCCTTATAGTTATATGGATTTTCAAGCAGGAACTTATAATTATGATTTGCAAATAAGAAAAAAAGAAAGCGCTGCAAGCGCAGTAGAGTATACTACTTGGCTTTATGGAACTTTTACTTTAAAATCTGATATTACAAAACTTGGTTAATGCCACATAATTATAATATACAAATATCTGATGCTATAGAAACCCTTAATATAGGGTATTATCCTCATGGATTAATAAGGCTTAAAGAGAGTAGTGAAAGTGTTATTGTAGATACAACTCCAAATCAAACTACTGTTAATATAAATAGTGTTGAGTCATTTAATATAACAAATAGTATTGGGTCAGATAATTTATCTTTTGACACTTCAAATGCGTTAAGCGTTACATTAGGAACGATATTGTCTACACCGCTATTGCAAGAGCTTGATGCTTACAAATATAGTTTAGAAGGTTTTACAATAAATAACGCAAGCACTTTTACAACTGGAGATATTGTGTATTTTGAATTTAGTGACGGAGCAAATGCTTACAATAGTATAATAAAAAAAGCAGACGTTCAAAATGTTGCAAAAGGTGCATATATGAGTTTAATGATTTTTTTAAGCTACAATAATGGTTTATTAAAAGTTATGCATAAGGGTTACTTTGATTATGAATCAACAAATACTACAAACATAAATGGATGGAGTGTTGGTAGGACAATATATTTAGATCATACAAATAAAATAAACACAATACCAACATCAAGTCCAGGTCACTGGGTTAGATCTTTAGGTTTTTGTGTTC